TGACTTCGGCTTTAATCTGGCCGAAGAGATGGACGAGAGCGCCATTGGGTCGATGGCCGGTGACTTGGCGGACGACATTGAGAACGACCGCAACTCGCGCCAGGAGTGGGAGAAAGCGTACACGGAAGGGCTGAAACTGCTGGGCTTGCAGGTCGAGGAGCGCACAGAGCCTTGGAACGGCGCGTCTGGTGTGTTCCACCCGATGATTACCGAGGCCGTGGTCAGGTTCCAGTCAGAGGCAATCACGGAGTCGTTCCCCGCCCAAGGGCCGGTGCGCACGAAGATCATCGGTAAAGAGACTCCTGAGAAGCAGCAAGCTGCGCGGCGAGTCGAGGCCGACATGAACTACGAGCTGACAGACGTGATGAAAGAGTTCCGGCCAGAGCACGAGCGCATGTTGTGGTCGCTGCCAGCCACAGGCTCGGCGTTCAAGAAGGTGTACTACGACCCCAATCTGGGGCGGCAGGTGTCGATGTTTGTGCCCGCAGAAGACATCCTCTTGCCGTACGGCACGACCGACATGGACACTTGCTACCGCTTGACACACGTCATGCGCAAGACCAAGAACGACATCATCAAGCTCCAGCAAGCAGGCTTTTACCGCGACATCGATCTGGGCGACCCCACACGCGAGCAGACCAACATTGAGAAAGCCAAAGACAAAGAGACCGGCTTCAGCGATCTGAACGACGACCGCTACGTCTTGATGGAGTGCCACGTTGACTTGGACCTCAAGGGATTTGAAGACAAGGACGACGACGGCGAGCCCACAGGCATTGCGCTGCCCTACGTAATTACACTCATCAAGGGGACCAACGATGTACTGTCCATTCGACGCAATTGGCGTGAAGATGACGAGCTGCACCTCAAGCGCCAGCACTTCGTTCAATACCAATACATACCCGGCTTCGGTGCTTATGGCTTTGGACTATTCCATCTCATCGGGGGATTCGCCAAGTCGGCCACCAGCATCATGCGTCAGCTCGTGGACGCCGGGACACTATCGAATCTACCCGGGGGCCTCAAGACTCGCGGACTTCGGATTAAGGGTGATGACACTCCGATTGCCCCCGGCGAGTTCCGAGACGTAGACATCGGCTCCGGCGCACTGCGGGACAACATCCTACCACTGCCATACAAAGAGCCGTCAATGGTCTTGTTTCAGTTGCTGGGCACCATCGTTGAAGAAGGTCGCCGTTTCGCAGCTACTGCGGACATGAAGGTTGCCGACATGTCGGCCAACGCCCCGGTGGGCACAACTCTGGCTCTGCTGGAGCGTCAGTTAAAAGTCATGTCGGCTGTGCAGGCGCGTATGCACTACGCGTTCAAACAAGAGCTGCGCCTCTTGGCCGGTCTGATCCGTGACTACACAGACCCCGCGTACGACTACGAGCCTGACCGTGGTGGCCGCAGAGCCAAGGCAGAGGACTACAACCACGTAGACATCATCCCTGTGTCGGACCCCAACGCGGCAACCATGAGCCAGCGTGTGGTGCAGTACCAAGCCGTCATTCAGATGGCGCAGATGGCTCCCGAGATTTATGACTTGCCACTGCTACACCGCAACATGCTGGAGGTGCTGGGTATCAAGAATGCCGACAAGCTCGTGCCGTTGCCAGACGACCAGAAGCCAAGAGACCCTGTGTCCGAGAACATGATGGTGCTCAAGAGCGAGCCGGTCAAAGCGTTCCTGTATCAAGACCATGAGGCGCACATCAAGGTACACATGTCAGCAATGCAGGACCCGATCATCATGCAGTTGATTGGCCAGAACCCCAAGGCACCAATGATCCAAGCGGCCATGATGGCGCACGTTGCTGACCACGTTGGCTTTGCGTACCGTCAGAAAATTGAGCAACAGCTTGGTATCCCTCTGCCACCGGAAGACGAGAAACTCCCGCCACAGGTCGAGGTTGCTCTGTCCGCCATGATGGCGCAGGCTGCGCAGCAGGTTCTCCAACAGAGCCAAGCGCAGCAAGCCCAGCAGCAGGCGCAGCAGCAAGCCCAAGACCCCGTGCTCCAGCTTCAGCAGCAGGAGTTGCAGATCAAAACAAAAGAGGTAGAACTCAAAGAGAAAAAGATTGCCGTCGATGCCGCCGCCCGTGCGGACGAGCTGGACCTCAAAGAAAGAGCGTTGGCTGCAAAGATGGAGTTGGACGGTTTCAAGGCGGGCCAGCAGGCCACGCAGGCCGAGAAGAAGTTGCAGTCCGACCAAGAACGAGAAGGTGTCCGCATGGGCATCGACATCGCAAAGAGTCGCCAACAGGCGGCGCAGAAAAACCAACCAGCGAGAGGTCCGGCTAAATAATGATTCAAGACTTCGCACGCGTATTGCGCGAACAAATACGCAAAGACATGAACAACTACGCAGATGACCTCTCCGGGGGAGCCTGCCAGTCGTTCGATCAATATCAAAAACTCTGCGGAACCATTCAGGGTCTGGCTATTGCAGAGCGCCATCTACTTGACCTTGTGAAGAAAGCCGAACAATCAGATGAGTGAAATCCTTCTGCCTCCGGGCATTACTTTGCCCAAATACATCCAGCCCCTAGATAAACCCGAGGATGACGACGACAAAGCGTCTGCCTTGCCTATACCGACGGGCTACAAGATGCTGTGTATCGTGCCTGCCGTAGACGAGAAACTTGCGGGAACATCTCTGGACCTTATCCGAGATGCCGCAACCATGCGCATTGAAGAGAGCGCCACAACCGTGCTTTGGGTCATGAAGCTCGGGCCAGATGCGTACAAAGACACCGCCAAGTTCCCATCAGGTCCGTGGTGCAAGGAAGGTGACTTTGTGCTCGTGCGTACCTACACCGGTACGCGTTTTAGGGTGTTTGGTAAAGAGTTCAGAGTACTGAACGACGACCAGATTGAATGTGTTGTGCAAGACCCCCGTGGGTATACCCGCGCTTGAAGGAGCAAAAATGCCTGAATATAAATTTCCCGATGAGCTTGACGAAAAAACTGTTGCGGTTTCACAACAAGAAGACGGCGACGTTGAAGTTGAAATCGTTGATGACACACCAGAGCGCGACAAGGGACGAAAACCCTTAGACCGGGAGGTGGTTGACCCCACAGATGCTGAGATTGAAACCTACACGCGTGGGGCGCAGGAACGCATCAAAGAGTTGACACATGCACGTCACGACGAGCGTCGAGCAAAAGAGGCGCTCCAGAGAGAAAAGCAAGAGCTTGAGCGTCTTGCACAACACATGCACTCGGAGAACCAAAAGCTTAAACAGTATGTGGACAGCGGCTCCCAGCAGTATGGGGAGATGGCAAAAACCGCAGCCGAAGCGGAGTTGGACAAAGCCCGCCGAGATTACAAGACGGCGCAGGAAGCGTTTGACACGGACGGCATCATTGCGGCGCAGGAAGCCCTGACTGAAGCCAAGATGAAAATTGCGTCAGTAAAAAACTTTCGTCCAACCGCTTTACAACAGGAAGAAAGTGTTGTACAAACTAGGCAACCCGCACCCCAACCGGTGCAACCCGACGAAAAAACCCTGCGCTGGCAGGCCAAAAACCAGTGGTTCGGGGCCGAGGGGTTCGAAGAAGTTACCAGCTTTGCACTAGGGCTGCACCAGAAACTAGTCAATAACGGGGTCGATCCCCGCAGCAGTGAGTATTTCGAGCGGATTGACGCTCGCGTAAAGTCTACGTTTCCTGAAGTCTTTGGCGATGCTGAAGAGCGTAAGGTAACGGATTCCCCAAAAAGGCCAACTTCGGTTGTCGCCCCGGCAAATCGCTCTACGGGCGCAAGAAAAGTACAACTGACACCCACGCAGGTAGCGTTGGCGAAGAAATACGGCCTTACCCCGCAGCAATATGCAAACGAAGTAGCAAAATTGGAGAAATTAAATGGCTGAAACGATAAACCGAAGTCCCCGTGAACTCGACTCACGCGCAAAAACAACTCGTTATGTGTACACACCTTCGAGTGCCTTGCCTGATCCGACACCTGATGCCAATTACAGGTATCGGTACATCATGACAAGTATAAATGGGCAGGCGCAGCCTACCCATGTATCAAAAATGATGCGAGAAGGCTGGGAACCAGTGAAGGCGGCAGACCATCCGGAGTTGCTTCTAGAAGGTAGTGCTAAGACCGGAAATGTTGAGACAGGTGGCCTTATGCTTTGCAAGCAGGCTATTAATCGCGTACAGGCACGGAATGAGTATTACGACCAACAAGCTGCAAACCAGATGACCTCTGTGGACAACAGTTTTATGAGAAATAATGACCCGCGCATGCCGTTGTTTGCTGACCGAAAGTCATCGACAACTCGTGGCGGATTTGGTTCAGGTTCTAAGTAACAAGGAGTCCTTAAATGGCATCTACAGCTTCCCCATATGGGCTACGTCCCATTAATCGCGTTGATGGCATGCCCTATGCCGGTGCAACTCAGACTTTTCTGATTGATCCCGCTGGTGAGGGCACCAACATTTTCTACGGTCAAGTTGTCATTATTGGCGCGGACGGCTATCTAGCCATCTCCACCGCCACCGGTGCCGACATTACGACCAACAACCTTGGCGGCAACGGCGTTGGTGCAATCGGCGTTTTCGTCGGTTGTCAGTACGTCAATGCACAAGGTCAGGTAATTAACGCGCAGTATTACCCTTCCGGCACAACCGGCGTGGTAACAGCCAAGGTTATTACTGACCCAAGCGTTGCGTTCCAAGCGCAGCTAAGTGGTTCCGGCGCTCAAACAGTTTTGGGCACCAACACTTTCTTTACTGCGGTACAGAGTACCAGCACTGGTTCCACCACAACTGGTAACTCAACTAGCTCTTTATCGGCTAGTGTGCAGGCGGGTGCTGCGGCTTTCCGTATTGTGGGCTTCGTTGAGGTTGCAGGCTTCTCAGCAATTGGCGATGCGTTCACTGATGTGTTGGTTAAGTTCAACCCCAGTGCCCACTCGTATTCAAACAACGTCGGCCTGTAAGGAGTTAAATCATGGCAATTTCACGCGCACAACTACTTAAAGAACTCCTCCCGGGTTTGAATGCACTGTTCGGTTTAGAGTACGCTCGCTACGGCGAAGAGCACAAAGAACTGTACGAAACAGAATCTTCTGAGCGTTCGTTCGAAGAAGAGACCAAGCTGTCCGGTTTCGGCGCTGCACCTGTTAAAAACGAGGGTTCTTCCATCGCTTTCGACAACGCGCAGGAAGCCTTTACTGCACGCTACACCCACGAGACCATTGCTCTGGGCTTCTCCATCACTGAAGAAGCAGTGGAAGACAATCTGTACGACAGTTTGTCTGCCCGTTACACCAAGGCTCTGGCTCGCGGTATGGCTTACACCAAGCAGGTCAAAGCTGCTGCTGTTCTGAATACAGGTTTCTCCGGTACTGCCCTCGGCGGTGACGGCGTGTCTCTGTTCGGCTACAACGCTTCTGCCGTCTTGGTCGGTCATCCGCTGGTTGGCGGCGGTGTAAACAACAACACCCCATCTACACCCTCTGATTTGAATGAGACTTCTTTGGAAGCCGCAACCATTCAGATCGCTGCTTGGGTGGATGAGCGTGGTCTGTTGATCGCTTCCAAGCCCGTCAAACTGGTGATCCCACCAAATTTGATGTTCGTGGCAAAGCGTTTGCTGGACACCGAACTGCGTGTTGCTACCGCTGACAACGACATCAACGCGTTGAAGTCAATGGGCACCATCTCTGCTGGTTACACCGTGAACCACTATCTGACCGATCCGAATGCTTGGTTCTTGACCACAGACGTTCCTAACGGTTTGAAGCACTTCGAGCGTGCTGCGATGACGACCTCCATGGATGGTGATTTCGACACCGGCAACGTCCGTTACAAAGCCCGTGAGCGTTACAGCTTTGGCTTCTCTGACCCACTGGGCATCTTCGGATCACCCGGCGCCGCGTAAGGGAACTATGGGAGAGGGGGCCTTGTGCCCCCTTTTCTTTTGGTGTATATTGCAGACATTCCGGGCTTTCCGGTGTATCAGACAGTCCCGGCTGACGACATGCAGACTGATACGCCTAACTTGCATGTAAGGAACATATCATGGCAACCACCACGTTCTCCGGCCCAGTCGTATCTAACAACGGCTTTGACACGGGCACTTCCGCTTCTCCTCTTTCAGTAACTACAGCGCAAAACGTCAATGCTGCATTTGCTACGACTTCAGCCACTACTGGCGATACACGCCTGTCGTACAACCGATTGACCTTTACTTCTACAGGTTCGGGCGAAACGCTTCGTGCTTTCTCTGTTGTGACTGGCGCAGGCGCAGCCGCTGCTGGAACAATTAACGGCGCACATATCTCCACCTCAATCAACACCACGGGCACTATTTCTGGTGCGGCTAACGCAATCCGTGCAACTTTGGGTGGAACTGCAACAACCCCCGGCGGTACGCTGGCTGTTCTTCAGTTAGATACCGACTACAGCACCAACGTCACACTTGGCTCAACGTCCTCGTTTATCCGTGTGACAGATAGCGGCACCCAGACCGGTGAAGTTCAGAATCTGATCAATATTGCTACTGGCCCTGCCGCCACGGTTGCGCCTACGGCAACCAGTGTTACCACTGTAGCCAAAGCAATTAAAGTGATGATTGGCGGCACCGCGTACTACGTTCCTGCGTACTCGACCTTTGCATAATGCAGATTACCAAGGAATTCTTGGAATCTGAGATACGTGACCTTGAGACTGAAGCGCAGAAAGCTCAAATCTTTTTGACTCAGGCTCAAGCCACGATCCAAGCGTACAAGATGCTCATAAACAGGCTAGACGCACCAGAACCGGAGCAAGAACATGACGATGCAATATGACGTAAGACAAGGTCATTTAAACCAAAGCGGTTTTTTTGTTCTTGGGCGTAACCGTGTAAAAGGTATTTCTTGGTACGGTTCCGGCACAGACGGTACTTTAGTGCTGTTTGACACTACAACCGCTCCAGTTACTTCAAGTGTTACTTATGGACGATCAACGACTACAGTAACCGTAAGTAAAACATCTCATGGTCTTGTGACTGGAGATGTTATTGGTATTCATTTTAATTCTAGCGGTGGCGTATCGGCAACAGATGGTAATTATTCTATTACCAGAATAGACGCCAATTCTTTCTCGATTACGGATATCAACACAGGCACCGTTAGCGGTAGCCCATCGGCTGCTTACGTTTCTGGTGGCAGTCGATGGCTAATTACCTACGAGTTGCAATCCCAAGGCTGCGACAGGTGGTTGAGCATGCGCTCCGGCCATTCCTTCAAGGGAATGTCCCCCACCAACGCAGCAAGCGGCATCCTTGCCCACATTGCACCACCGTGTACGTTTTCCTCACCCTCGGCCTCAAGGCCCGTAAAAATCATCTGAAAACTCAAGCTACGGTCCGGGATGGTCGTCACTGCAACCGCCAAACCGTGAATGTACTCACCTTGGTACTTCTGGTGAGCATTCGTGAACTCTTTGCGCACCCAGCATTTAAAGTACGGGATGTTGCTTGTCAGGTACATTACTTACCGCCTGCGTACCAGTTAACAAGCTGAACCAAGCTAGCGCCTACAACGCTGCTTGCCCCGCCAACCAGCATCAAAACTTTCCAGCCACCACGGGCCTCAGACAGCGTTTTGTCAATAGCTGTCAGCGTTGCCTGCATGACTTTCATGTTCTCCAGCATCTTGTCCATGTCATCTTGCAAGTGCTTGATGTCGGACGCGTGCGTAGCAAGTTCACGGGCTGTTTGAATAGCGTCTTCAGTCA